TGGCGGCTCTCACCGCGAACCTGAACCGCGACAGCAAGCGCCGACCGGAGCCGTTCACAGCCGCTGATTTCGCTTGCTACCGCGAGCGTGAGAAGCCCGATGAGGCGTTCAGCCCAGAGGTGGCAGCCGTTGCGCTGGATCTCAAGGCAGAGGGCAAAGCACCACCACTGTTGATCAGCGTGTGGCCGCAGATCCTGGCCAGCGCCAAGAACGGCTCAGCCTCCACAACTCTGATGGAGGCGCGGGCCTACCACTCTGATGACAGTGCCGTGTGGGTGTTGGCCCCTACGTGGGAGGGACGCCACTGCCGCGGGGGACTGGTGTTGGTGCGGGGAGCGATCAGCGGTGCGGTAGTGCTGCGGGATCTCGACAGACCCTTGCTAACCCACCGACTGCTGCTGCCTGAGCGGCCGGGCTACGGCTGGATTGAAGCCGGTTGTCTGCTCAAGCCAGGGGAACACTAGGGAATGGACATCCTCACGCTCAGGACCGAACTTGAGACCCTGCTGGTGGATGAGCTGGGCAGCTACACCCTGGCCAATGGCGCGGTGACACCCGCTGTTGCGGTGCGAGCGATGGGGGAGCCGATGCCATCAGGCACCAAGGTCAAGGGCGTTGAGATGATCTTGCGCCGCAACGCGGATGTGGAGCCGATCACCTCCTATCAGCGAGAGGTGGCGTTACGGAAATGGCGAGTGTTCTTGGTGGACTGGGAGGGCGACCACAACTTGGATCAGCTGGCAGGGCGTGTGGTGTACGCCTATCCGGGGTCTGAGGTGCAGACGATCAACGTCCCCGAGGGTGCAGGGCCAAAGCATCAGGTACGGGTGGTGATCACCACCGGCCCTGACGGGCTGATCGGTGACGGTGCCAGCTAGGGGGAAATCTCGGTCATGAGTCCTGTCGCACCCGCTGATTACAACATCCGTCCCCAGAGGAGGGCCGATTACGTGCTGACGGTGCAGTTCAAGGACAGCACCGGCACGGGGATCAACCTGACCGGCTGGACGGTGGTAGCCAGTGTCTGGGACAAGGAGCGCATGAACAAGTACGGCGACTTCACAATCACCTATCCAGACCTCACCACTGGGCAGGTGCAGCTAAAGCTGCCTTATGCCATTACGGCGCTACTGCCGCTGGGCGGCTATGCGCAGTACGACGTGATGCTGGTGAACCCCAGCGGGTTGCGCGAGTATTACCTCCAGGGCTTGGTGCGCCCCAGTGAGGGCTTCTCAACCGTATGAGCAACAGCATTGAGCTAGTCAGCACCGGCCAGGTTGTCGTCACCGAAGTCACCGAGCAGGTTATTGAGGTGCAGACGCCAGCAGCACCTGTGACGGTGGAGGTGGTGACGGCCGGTCCTCAAGGGCCGGCTGGTGTCTCCGCGTTTCTCGGTGGTATGGAGGATGTAGACACCACTCAGCGTGTGGATAAAAGTGTGCTGTACTTCGACGAGGATACAGGGATGTGGCGTGGGGATGACATCAACACTGTCATTACATTGGTAGACGGCGGCAACTGGTGAGGCCGGAAACCTCGGAATAGCAACAGCCGTAGCGATCCGTGCCTAACACCCTGCGTATCAAACGCCGCCTTGCCGGGGGTGCGGCCGGCGCTCCCAGCTCGCTGGCGAACGCAGAGCTGGCGTTTAACGAGCAAGATTCCACGCTGTATTACGGCGTTGGGACTGGTGGTGCTGGTGGTACAGCGTCTTCCATCCTGTCTATTGCGGGGCCTGGAGCTTTCGCCACGCTCGGCACCACGCAAACCATCACAGGCGACAAGACGTTTAGCGGCGTCATCACCCTCTCTGGGACTGGCACCAGCTCTGCCGTAGGCGTCACCCAGTCAACGGGCGATAACAGCACACGTCTTGCCACCACGGCGTTCGTCAAGTCGCTGGGCTACGGCACCGGAACGGTGACCTCAGTGGGCCTGAGCCTGCCGAGCTTCATCACCGTCACCAACTCGCCGGTCACGGGCAGCGGCACATTGACCGGCACGCTGGCCAGCCAGACCGCTAACACGGTGTTCATCGCGCCGGATGGCACCGCAGGAGCGCCGACGTTCCGCGCCCTGGCCGCCGCAGATATTCCGACGCTGACGGCCGCGAAGATCAGCGACTTCGACACGCAGGTTCGCACCAGCCGTCTGGATCAGATGGCGGCGCCAACGGCGTCGGTGTCGCTGAACAGCCAGAAGATCACCAACCTGGCGGACCCGACTCAGGCGACCGATGCAGCCAGTAAGCAATACGTGGACGCCGCTCGCAGCGGCCTCGATGTCAAGCAGAGCGTCCGCGCTGCCTCCACGGCCACGGTCACCGTCACCTATTCAGCCACTGGTGGCACCAGCACTCGCGGCCAGATCACCGCTGCGCCCAACACGCTTGATGGCGTGACCCTGGCAGCCAACGACCGCATCCTGCTGAAAGATCAATCGACGGGTGCCCAGAACGGGATCTGGGTGGTGAGCACCCTGGGCACAGGGGCGAACGGTGTCTGGGACCGAGCGACGGATTTTGATTCCGACGCGGAGGTAACCGCCGGCGCCTTCACCTTCGTCACCGAGGGCACGGTGAATGGCGACAGCGGCTGGGTGCTGAGCGCCAACGACCCCATCGTGATTGGTGGCGCCAGCGGCACGGCGATCACGTTTGTGCAGTTCAGCGGCGCCGGTCAGATCACGGCCGGGGCTGGCCTGACAAAGAACGGCAACGTCCTGGACGTGGCCTCCACGGGTGGCGGCTCGCTGACGATCAACGCCGACTCGATCAACCTCACCAGCGGCATCATCGGCACGCCGGGCACCTACCGCAGCGTCACCGTTGACACCTACGGGAGGGTGACGGCCGGGTCGTCGCCCACGACCTTCTCGGGTTACGGGATCAGCGACACCTCGGCCAACCTGGCTGCCGCGATCACGGATGAGACGGGTAGCGGCGCCTTAGTGTTCGGCACCGGCCCCAGCCTCACCACCCCAGCGCTCTCGGGCGAGACGTTCAGCACTACCAACAACGTCACCGCGGGCACCAACGCTCAGGGCCAAGGGGCGCTCACCAGCGATTACAACGTCATCACGACAGCGGCGGCTAACCCCTCGGGTGTGACGCTGCCGACTGCCACCACCGGCCGCCGGATCCTGGTGGTGAACAAGGGCGCCAACCCAGTGAACGTCTATCCGGCCACGGGCGCCGCGATTGATGCACTGGCCGCCAACGCCAGCATCCAGTTACCTGCTGGCCAGGTGATGATGTTCAATGCGTCGTCTACGACGCAGTGGTACTCCAGCTACAACTTAAACACCGTCGCCGGAAGCAGCGGCGTTACATCATTCTCGGCTGGCACGACAGGGCTGACGCCAAGCACGGGAACTACTGGCTCCATCACCTTGGCTGGCACCCTGGCCGCAGCCAACGGTGGTACAGGCGTCAACAACGGCTCCAACACCATCACCATCGGCGGCAACGTTTCCACAGCAGGTGCGCTGACCTTCAGTGGTGCGTTCGGAACCACGTTCACGGTGACCGCTACCACTGCACTGACCCTGCCGACCAGCGGCACGGTGCTGAGTGATGGCTCGACGGTGGATGGAGGTGTTTTCTGATGCCGAACACGATCAGGTTGCGGCGTGGTTCGACCACGCCTAGCGCCGGGTCGTTCGCCGAGGGCGAACCGGCGTGGGACAGCACCAACAGCAAGCTGTACGTCAAGAACGCAGCAGCGGCGATGGTGCAGATGGGCACCCACGCCGGGCGCAGTATCACGATCGCTTCGCCAGCCACCGACGACACCTTCACGGTGTTCAGAACGATGGTGGACATCAAGATCACTGAGATTGTCGGCCTGGTGTCGGGTGGATCGGTGGCCTATGAACTGCGCTACGCCACTGACCGAACTGCGGCCGGCACACTGATTGCTAGCGGCACCGTGACCAACACCACTACGGGGGCCAGCCAGACGGTTTCCGTGTCTTCCGTCGCCAGCGGTAACTATGTGTGGGTCAAGCTGACAGCCGTTAGCGGCAGCCCAGCGGAGTTCAACCTGTCATTGAACTTCTAGGCACACCAAAAGCGCCCGCACTTATTCGTCATGCCCGCACTCGTCAAACTCAACGGATTTATTGAGCACTTGGCCGAAGGAGTTCATGCCTTTGGCACACACCAGCTAGCTATTGCCCTAAGCAACACAGCGCCAGGGTCTGAGACAACCCCGCCAACGGGGGCTACCTCAACTTGCGTTCTAGCTAATGTCACTCAGATCAGCTATACCAACCTAAGCGGCACCAACCCACGCAACGTCACCACATCTAGCAGCTCGCAATCCAGCGGTACATACAAGCTGGTCTGCAATGACCTTACGCTCACTGCGACCGGCAGCGTAGGACCATTTCGCTATATCTACCTGTTTAACGATACTCCCACATCACCAGCCGATCCCCTGATCGGGTATTACGACTACGGAACATCGGTTACGCTTGCCAACACTGAGACGTTCACGATTGACTTTGACAGCGTGAGCGGTGTTCTCACGCTCTCTTAATCGTTTCTAAGGAGCAAAGTCAATGCCAGTCGCACACAGTTCCGCCTCTGAGTCGCATACAGGCACAACAGCCTCAGTCAACGAAGCCTCCTTTAGTTGGACACACACGCAAACAGGCACTCCGCAGGGCGTTGTTGTCTTTGTTCATGAAATGGACGTAGGTGCGGCCTTTATTAATGGTGTCACATACGGGGGCAAGCGACTGTATGTATTAGGCGCTGCGTTCGATAACTTAGGCGAGCCTGGCCGAACAACTGCTTATTTTAGATGCAACGATTTACCTAGTGGCAACCAGTCAATAGTTGTTACTCGCTCTGCCGCTAGCGCGGAAGAAGTATATGCCTCCGCCGTCACGGTGACAGCCAGTCGAATCGTCGGCGTCACTGGCTATGTGGAAGTACAGTTAGATCAGGCATTAAATGAGCTAAACGTTGACGATGGTTACTCTGCATCACGCGGCACAAATAGTATGCGATATGCTGCGGTATTCTCAGGCTTAAACACCCCGCCTGCAGCAGGTGCGAATAGCACGCTACTGACCTCGTTTGACACCGGCAACCAGACTGCTGCAATGGTTCGTGAAACCACAGCAGGCAAGGGGGCACGCCCAGTTGGTTTTAGCAGCGGCACTGTTGAGGACTTAGCGTTGATTTCGCTGTGTTTTCGTGAAGAACTTCTGATCGCTGGCGCAACAGCAACCAACCTTATCCCCAACGTCAGTGATAGCGAAGATATTGGCGATCCAGCAAACGTCATAACGGGTCTGACACTGACTAAGGATACAGGGATTGCCGGCCCCTTTAATTATGGACAAGCAGCGCTGCTCACGGAGACGGCTACCACCGGAGAGCATACAGTCTTTTTCGGGGGTGCCTCAACTGGCGTTGGAGGCGACTTGGTTTACAGTGTTTACGTTAAAGCATCAGGTGTCACAAGCGTAAAAATACAGCTCACCTCGACCTCGAATGTTTATACATTTAACCTATCAACGGGCACGGTAAGCACTACGACCGCCAATGTAGCTAACGCTGACATAGTAGCTGTCGGCGGTGGTTGGTATCGGCTTAGCGCTGTCGGCACCTCGACTGGATTTGGCGCTAATTTCATCCTCGGTTCTGCCAACACCGTTGGCGACGGAGTAAGTGGGTTTTATGTCTGGGGCCCGTCAGTCACTGCCGGAACCTTCCCCGTTGATTACGTCCGCGACACATCAACCTTTCTTCTTAAAACGGGGCAAGCGACGCTTAGCAAGGGGTCCACTCTGCGGCGGCGGAACGTGCTGATCTTCTAGACGGCTACCCAGTAGAGCCTCCGAATACCGTGCTGGAAACCTCGATGTAGAGCTGCTCAATATCCTGGGCTCAGCAGCTCTACGAGGGGCGCGGCTCGTTAAAAACGCGCACCTCTGACAGTTTACAGGCAACCTACGGGGTAGTGATCCCCGCTCAGCGTTGTGATTGAGGTCATGGCTGCCGCTATCGGGGCCTCGATCACCGTTGGAGCCATGGGACTTGGGGCCATGGGCAGTCGCTCCCGTGAAGGTCGGGATGCTGTGATCCGGCTAACGGCAGCCGTTGAGAACGTCGCCACTCGTTTGGAGTCGCTTCACATTGACATCAAAGCCGACCGCAAGGAGACCACGGGCAGACTCAGCGAAGTTGAGCAGCGCATCTCCAAGCTTGAAGCCTCGGGCTTCTACGGCAGGCGCTGCACAGACAATGGCTAACCCCACCGTCGTAGCACTGGTGTTACGGCTACTGGTGGGTTGCTACAGCTACCAGCTGGTGATGGCAAGCGCCAATGTCGCCAGTTGTGAGTGGCGTCGCCCTGGCCAGTGCGGCAACCAGTGGACGCAGGCGTTCACCGTGGCTGGTGGTGCTGCCAGCACGTTATGGGCGTATGTCACCGACAGCCCCAACCAGAGCACCAGCACCAGACGGCGAACCAGGAAACCCCCGACGACACCATGATGCGAACTGTCAGCGATGCTGTGGTGACTTTTGTCACCTTGGGTTTCACCGAAGCGGTGGTGAAACCGATTGCCAAGGCACTGGTGCAGAAGTCTCTGAAGCGGGCGCTGCCCTACGTCTATGAGCGGCTCGACAACGAGATGCCAACGCTGCTGAAGACCACGCCGATTGAGATGGTGGCGGAGTTTGGAGCAGCGATTGAGCAGGCCACAGGCCGGCCTGCAACGTCCCGTCAGATCGCCTACGTGGCTCGCAATTACGACCCATTGCGAGCTGTCCTCCGCAACGTCCAGCAATGAAGCTGCGCCTTACAGAAGCGGCCAAGTGGTACAAGGGCCAACCACACCAGCTGGCGGCGTTCAACTGGCTAGAGGAGCAGTTGAGTGCAGAGGTGCTGGAGGAGTTTGCGGAGATGTTTCGGGCCGCACCAGCGGTGAAGTCCCCGCTGCCCCCGCCGTGGCTGACCCCAGCACTGAAGATCATCCGCGAGTGGGAGGGCCTACGCCTAGAGGCGTACAAGTGCCCTGCGGGGATCCCAACGATTGGCTACGGGACGACCCGCACCAAGAACGGCCCTGTGCGGATGGGCCAGACCATCACCCAGCAGGAAGCGGATGAACTGCTGGCCCATGACGTAGAGCAGCTCTTTGGACCTGGTGTCTTGTCTCTGCTGCCGATGGCAGCGAAGTGGTCACCCAACCGAATCGCTGCGCTGGTGAGCTTTGCCTACAACCTCGGCCTTGGCGCACTGGAGGAGTCAACCCTACGCAAACGTCTCTTTGCAGGAGAGGACCCGTTCACGGTGGTGCGTGAGGAGTTCCCCCGCTGGGTGTATGCCGGTGAGGCGGTACTGCCTGGCCTAGAGCGTCGCCGTGCTGCTGAGGTGACCCTGTTCTGCAGTGGCGCACCGGCCAAGCCGTCTGAACCACCAACTCTGACACCACAGTCGTCGTTCAGCGCCAAGATCACACCTAACATCCGGCTGGGTGAGTTTGCGTTGGATCAAAAGGAACGGCAGTTCACGCAGCAGCACCAGATCGAGACAGCAATGGAGCTGGCCAACTTCATGGAGCGTGTGCGGCGTAACTTCCATGGGACGCCAGTGATCATCACCAGCGGCTACAGACCACCGGCCATCAACAAGGCCGTGGGTGGTGCCAAGGAGTCAGAGCACCTCTACTCAAAGGCCGGCGAGGGTGCTGTGGACTTCTACCTGGACGGAGCTGACATCAACGCAGTGCAGCAGTTCTGCGATAAAT